GAACAGCGCCCAGACGCTGGCCAAAGCCCACCGCGAGCGGGTGCCCGGGGCGCGGGTGCTTGTGATCGACAGCGAGAACGGGGAGGCCGCGGCAGACCTTGCCGCCGACCCCGACGAATACGCCAAGCAGTGGAATGCGATCTACGCCACCCCCTCGATCGACTCAGGCATCAGCCTGCAGCGATGGAAGCCAGCTGCGGTGATCGCCTACTGCGGGGGCCTCGTGACCCCGGAGCGCGTTGTGCAGGCCGTAGCCCGCGTGCGCAACCCCGAGGTGCCTGTTTTTATCTATACCGCCGAGCGGTGCCCGGGTGGTGCTCTGCGGGTGGGCAGTGGCGCGACGAAGCCGGACCAGCTGATCGCGCACCTTCGAGCGGTGGCGGATCCGCTGTTTGGCCATCTCGAGGCGGGCGACGACGAAGGGGCCTGGCTGCACGCTTGGGCCGAGATCGGCGCCATCCGCAACCGGCAGCGCTTCGCCTACAGAGCAACCATTGCCGGGATGTTGGAGGCGGAAGGCTGGGAGCTGCAGGCCCCGGAGCCGGCCCCCGATCGTGCGGTGGTGGCCGCCGTCACGGCCGAGCTAACTGCTGTGGCTGTTGCAGCCCGGATCGACGCTGATCTGGCTCTGCTGAAGGCGGCGCCGATCAGTGACGGGGAGGCAAGCGAGCTGGCCAAGCGCACCCGCCTTGAGCCAGAAGAACGGCTGCAGCTGGAGCGGCACCGGCTGGCGAAGCGCTGGGCCCTGGGCAGCGACCGGCCGACCCTTGAGCTGCTCAAGGCCGATCGGGACGGACTGAGCCAGCGCCTACGCCTGGGCTGGCTGCTGGTGACGCCAGAGGCCCACCAGCAACTGCCGGAGCGCGATCGGCAACGGATCACGGCCCTTGATGCGCTGGGCCGACCGTTTGAGCCTGATCGGCTGCGGGTCAGCTACGGCCAGCAGGTGCTTGGCCTGCAGGCGCTGGGCGTGCCTCAGCTGCTGGAGCGCTTCGCTGCCGGTGAAACGCTTGCCGCTACCGATCCAGCTGTGCTGGGGCTGCACCACAACGCCACCACACATCAACACCAGCTCACCATGGCGGCCGGGGTCACCCCCGGGAAGCTGGCCACAGGAACGCTGCGGAATGTTCTCAACGCGGTGGCATGGAACCTCGAGAGGGCCGGTCGGATCAAGACACGAAACGGCGAGCGCGACGTGTTGAAATACCGGGCCGAGCCAGTGCGCCTGCCTGCCTGCGTTGATGCGCCGACGCTGGCGGCGGCGTGGAGAGTGGATTTAGGGCTGGCACCCACTGGGGCACTTTTTCCCCCTACACAAAACTCATGTTGGGGAGAAAAGTGCCCCATTAATGACTCACCGCCACCTCGCCCCTCGAGCTGGCCTGATGCTCCCCGCGTCGCGGTGCCGTGGGCCCTGGGCCCTGTGCCAGCCGGCTCGATGCCGAGGTTCGAGCGTCCTCCAGCAGATCTACTTCTGGATGTCGAGTATTGGAGGGATGCTGCGGCTAGGTGCGGCGCGCCGTCCCCAGAGACCTACCCCGCCTATTTGGTGGCAGCTTGGACTGAGGAAGCGCTCGAGCAACTGGAGCGGCATCGGCGGGGGGCGGATGAGCTGTGGACCTAAGCAGGTTTTGGCCTAGTGCTGTCTATAGCAAAGCCAATAAAGGTACTTCTGTGCCTAAGCAACTGTGAGGTGATTCGAATCTCACCATACGGACAGGCACAGCCAAAAAAAGTAAGTTGACTTTTTGGAAGGACACACGGGCCCCTACCCCACAAACAATCAAAAAAAGGCAGCTAGATTAACACTAAGAGTCAAGGGATGCAATGCCTGAGCCGTCCATCGCCGCGCATCAGGAGCCCGATTACTGGGCCGAGGTGACGGCCATCGCTAACGCGCTGCTGGGCCTCGATCCGATCTGTCCGCTGCAGGCAAGCGACCCCGATTCGGATCTGCCCCGCGAGCCATTCCAGCCACAGGAGCTGATGGCGGTGCATCTGTGCTTGGGTGAAGCGATCGAAGCTGTGAACAACGGTGCCCGGTGGGACCGTGAGGCTTTTCTCTCTCTTCGCCGCACTGATCTTGAGGCCGAAGCCGCAGCCGGCTGCGCCACCAGCGCCCGCGCACTGAGTTACCTAGACGCCTAGCCGCCTAGCCGCTTGGCTACCTATCCAAGCGCTTCGCGGAGGCGGCGGCGAAGGCGGGGGCCCAGCTGGTCGGCGGCCTCCTGTGCCGTGATCTTGACCCATGGATAGGTGGACGGCACCGAGGGGGGTGCATCGAGCGCCCGCCACAGCTGACTGATGCGCCGGCCTCCCAAATCCTTATAGATTCCGGGCTGCAGGTGGCTGCTGCTGCTTCGATCAATCACGAAGAAACGCCCAGCCTTGCCGGTGTAGTTGGCCGCATACTCGTTGGCGCCCACGCCGGCAAGCACCTGGGCGTAGAGGCCGGGGCTGGGGTTGCCGTACCGATTGCGTTTCATCCCAGACGAGCTGAGGTTGGGGGCCAGATAGGAGCCGCTCTGTAGCTTGCCTGTCTGGGCCAGTCGCCGCGCGAAACGGGTTGCGAGCGCAGGTTTTCGGGCTTCAGCGCTGTCGCGGAACGCCGGCCACAGGTAGTCACGAGGCGTCTGGCCGATCGTGCCGTCCCCGCTGATGCTGAGCCGCAGCTCGAGGTCGCTGACGCTGTAACGCACCGATCCGGTGGTGTAGGGAACCGGCCGATCGAAGTGCCCGGCCATCTCGCGCTGATGAAAGCCCTTGAGATACCACCCCAGATCCTTGAGGGCCCTGTTGCCCGCATAAGGGATCTGCACACTCTCCAGCACGTTGAGGCGGGCGATGATGCGCTCCGCACTGAATTTCAAAGTCCGCCCCATTTGCCTCAGTTACACTCAACACAAGCTAAGGCACTGCAATGGCAAACAAACGCAAACAAGCCTCAGAATCTGTCGCGATGCGCGAGAGTTACGACTGGGCCGGGTGGAGAATCTCGCCAGATGATGACGTGCCTCGCTATCCAGAGGGCGAGGATCCTCAGGATTCCGCACAAGCACGCCGAGCGCATAAGCAGCGAGTCGGCTAGCATGGCTGTGGGTAGTTAGCTCCGCAGCCCGGCCCAACGTGGTCGGGCTTTTTTGTCTAACTGCTACTAGAGCCAGCTAGCCTGAGGGCATCAAGTCCCCGACAGAAGAGTTATGGCCACTGCGCGTAATGTTGGAACTAATGCTACGCAAAGTGGCTTTAGTCTTTCGAGCCTAATTCGCAGCCAGCTTAAAGGCGATGCGCAGCTCAAAATTGACCCCGACGAAGGACGCCGGGAGCAGAGCATCTGCGCAACGATTGCCGGCCGCGAGGGCCCCCGTGTTGGGCAGTATTGCTTGCCGCATCAGCGCGATCTGAACACCCAAAGCGCCACAACTGGCAGCGGGCTAATCGCGCATAAGGTCACGATCGCGGACGCTGTGCGCCCGCCGCTGCTGCTCGATCGCCTAGGCGCTCGGCGGCTGCAGTTGAGCGGCAGCGGCAGCCTCGCCAGCCTGCCCAGCACCATCAACACCTCCTGGTTGAACGAAGGGGCCAGCGTTGCGGAGTCCACCGTCACGGTGGGCGACTGCTCGTTCAGTCCGCGCGATCTGGCGGTGCGTGTTGAGGTGGCCCGCCGATTGCTGCTGCAGGCCCCCGACGTGGAAGCGAGCCTGATCGGCCTGCTGGGCGACAGCATGGCGGCAGCGATCGAGGCCGCCGTTTTCAGCGGCGCGGGGGGCACCCAGCCGCTGGGTCTGACGCAAACCGAACCCATCCCCAAGCTGATTGGCTGGGGCGCTGGAGCGGTGCCGAGCTGGGCGCAAGCGCTCGAGGCGATCGAGCAGCTGCTCAACGCTGGGGCCGAGCTGAGCCGGCTGCGCTGGCTATTCCCGGCCTCGAGCTTTGCAGCGGCGTTGGCCCAGCAGCGCTCTGCTGGTGGCAACGGCTGGTTGCTCAGCAGCGATGCCACCAGCGGCGACAGACCGTTGCAGCTGCATCTGGCTGGCGTGCCTGCGTTCTTCTCCAAGAACGTCGAGGCCAGCAGGGCCCTGGTGGGCGACTGGTCGCAGCTCTATCTCGCCGCTTTCGGGCCGCCGGAGCTGATGGTCAATCCCGTCAGCCGCGCCAACTTCGGCGCCACCCAGATCGAGCTGTTTCAGCTGGTGGGCCACGCCTTGGCCCAGCCGACGCTGTTTCGCGTGGGGGTAGCGGCATGAAGCTGCGCACTAACTGGGACGGCCTGATCCAGCTGGGCTGCACCGCCGCTGAGCTGCAGTCCGTGGCCGAGCGCCTCGAGATCTCGCCGCTGTGTGATGAAGCGATGATCGACACCGCTCAAGCCTGTGGCGTTGTTCTGCAGCACCGGCGGGAGGTGGCCCGGCTGCGCTCCGCTGCCGCGATTGCAGGTGCTCGCAGCTATGCCCCGCAGATGCACCGCAGCGTCGCGGTGCATCCGCTGCCGTCGAGCTGCGATGAAAGGGGGCTGGGCGATCTGGCGCGGGTGGTGATCGCAAGCGATGCGCCGGTGATGCGCGTCGATGCCGAGGGCCAGTCGTTTGACGAGGTGCTGAGCTGCGAAGCAGGCGCACCGGATCTCAGCCGGGTCAATCAGGGGGGCGTGCCGCTCCTGTGGCGGCATGACGAGGATGCCCCCGCCCTGGGCACAGTGCTCGCCGGATGGACTGAGGCCGGCACGGTTCGCGCGGTGCTGGTCTGGAGCCCGGCCCCCCCTGGGTCGTTAGCCGCAGAACGCCGCAGCGCGTTTGAGGCCGGTCGGCTGTGGCTGAGCGCCGGTTTCGACTTTCATCCCAGCGATCTGCTGGATCAGGGGCGCCGGCGCCTGATTCGCCGCTGGCGCCCGCTCGAAGTGAGCCTGACGCCAATTCCGGCCGATCCGAGCTGCGGGGGGTTGTGCGACTAGCCCTGTTCTGCGGTTGAGCTGCGGTCGTGGGCCTCGAGCTGTTGCTTTAGTCCTTTGAGCGGCACTCCAAGTACCTCGGCATCCTCTAGACGCTGGTCAAGCACGGAAAGACGCCCATCCTTGATAGTTCCAGTGCCCACCTGCAGGTTCCCAGTGGTGAGATCAACCAGCATGACAATCCCCTCAGCATGAAGCCAACGGTTGAAGGCTTTTCGCTGTTCTACGTCATTGCAGCCGTCCGACCGAAAGGCATCAACTCGTGCCCTGATTTCCCGTTCTGCATCCATGCCGGTGCGACGCCGCTGAAGAGCCTGAAGGTCTGCCCTGGCAGCATCTAGCTTTGCATTTACGTCAGCATGTTCAGCTTTGAGTCTCGCTCGATCCTCCTCTTGAAGCTCAACATCAGCCTGCTTTCCCTTTAGGCGCACTTTCTCATTGATGAATTCCTCCACATTCTTTAGTTCGCGGTGTTTGTCGTCCGCAATGCTTTGCAAATGCAGAAGCTCCTGGCGCTTGGCGAAAAGGTCCTCTTCGTGGTGAGTGTCGCTGAAATAGTCGTCCCAGCGAAATGACTGCACTCTATCCAACAGAGCGCTTTCGACATACGGCAGACGGTTTGGAATACAGGCGTTGCGCTCCTTATGGTGAGTAAGGCAACGCAAATAGAAATACTCGCGGCGACTGCCGTCGGCCAAAGTGGCTGCGTTTTGCTGCACACCTATCCGTCCGCAGCAGTGAGCGCAAAACAGCCGCGACTCAAAAATGTTGTGTCGCTTTGCTCCAGTTGCCGTTTTAACTCGATTGCGCCTTTCCATAGCCACCCGAACGGCCTCAAACTCATCAGCTGTGACCACAGGCGGATAGACCCCCGGCACTGGGTCGCCCACTGGCTTATTCATCCTGTCTGTGAACTGCTTCTCACCTAGGACGGCACGCTTCCTTAGAAGGTTTGCTACCACTGCAGCTGAAGGAGGTTTGCTGGGGTCAGAGGGACACCGCACCCCCTGCTCCGCCAATCGCCTTGCGATGGTGGGGCTGCCGACATCAGGTGCCCACTGAAAAGCCTGCTGCACCCATTGGGCATGATTGTTGAGGCTGAAGTCGCCACTGCGCTCGTTGAAGTCAAGCCAGAACGGGTATAAAGCGCGCCGCGCGTCCTTTCGTCTCTCCTTAAAGGGCTTCTTCCCTTCTCTAATGAGTCTGCGGTTTTTGAGTACAGCGCCGTTAGATCTGTCCTGTCGCTCTAACCACTCTCCGCGAGCACGCTGGATGGCGCCCACCAGCGTTACAGCATCGCCTCTCTGGCTGTTAAATCGGTCCTCATCGATCACATCCCCGTAGAGTTCGCAGCAGGCTATGGCGCCACCTGCATCCCACATCCGCTGCAGTGTGCGCAGCACGTTCCCCAACGGCTCACGGCTGAATCTGCTCAGCTTCTCCACCACTAAGCAGGTGCCTTGTGGCAGGCGGCCCTGCTGCAGCTCTGTGATGAACCACTCGAAACGGCCAGCCTTGGCGCCGCTGCCAACGTGGCGCACCTCACGCTCACGATCGAGTTCGTACTCCGGGTGAGCTTGCAGCCATGCCGCAATCGCTTGCTCCTGGCGCTCGAAACCGCTGCGCCCTTCGTCGGCCTGCGCGCCTGTGCTGACCCGCGCATAGCTCACTGCGACCAGTTTGCCAACTGGCACTGCGCCCGATGCGTCCTCCGTTCGGCTGAGCCTGTCTCCCACGCAAATCCCTTTGCTGGCCTTAGGTTAGGGCATTGTGCAAACACTTGTTTGTGCCATGAGACAGGTTTGGTGTTTGCACAAAATCACGAGACAGAGCCGGACGAGTGAGTGCAGTCACTCTCAGGGGTTTGTTCAATGGTCTGTCCCATGGTTTTCCCGTTGTGAGACTCGAGCTCGAGGCCCGGCCGACTGAGCCGGTTGCTTTCAAAGCCCAGCCCCATCTAGTGGCAGAGATCGACGCCTACGCGACTCGCCACGGAGCGAACCGCAGTCAGATCGTCCGCGCCCTTCTGCGGGCGGGTCTGGCGTCGCTCAGCGAACAGCGCTGAGCCAACAAAGCGAAAGACCCCCCGGTTGGCGCCGGGAGGTCTCTCAGAAACAAACCCAACTCCCCGCACGCCGGAAAACGTCTGGGAGTTGGACCCAACCAACCGCCCCCGGAGGTGCGGAAGTATGTCAATCAACCTAAGCAAGACCCGCAGTAAGGGTCAAGCAGCCGCCCACAGTCTAGGTGCTGCAGTGCTTTTGGCAGGGCCGTGCGCGGTCTGCGGCCGGCCTGCTGATCGCCCCGGCTGCAAGATCTCGCCGGACGGCAGCGAGCTGCACTGCCTGATCGGCAAGACCTACAGGCCGCCCCATCTGCGCTTTGGCGAGGTGGTGGTGGGCACCTGTTGGCGATTCATCGGGCGCCTGCACAGCGACAGCTTTGCCACCTTCCGGCGCACCGATGCACCGCGCTCGCTGCTGAACCGGGACCGGGCCGCGAACCGCCCAGCTCCACCAGCCGGGCTGCACCCCCTGCACTGGGCGGAGATGCAGGCCAGCGGGATCGCTGCCGATGTCGCCGCCGCGAACGTGGCCAGCTTCGGGCCGAGCACCGATCGCCACTGGGAGGACGAGCGGGCCGATCTGCTGAGGTATGCACGCCACAAGATCCAGACCGACAGCAGGGCCGGCAACCGCCACATCCAGACCCAAGCCGGCCACCTCAGCGAGAAGCTGCGCAAGCTCGATCGCAGATACGACAGCTTCAGAAGCGGGGGGTGGCGATCAACCGGCGCCCAGCTCGAAGAGTTGCCTCTCTTCAATCAATGGAAGCTCGAGGAACCCCGCCCCAAGTGGCGCCGCGATGAGGGGGGTGGCTGGTATCCCTTGCCCGGGCAAGCGATCAAGTACGAAGCGCCGCCCGGCTTCCCTGATGGCGGCGGCCTGCTGCTGCCCCACGTCCCAGCCCGCATCTGGCAGCGGATCTGCCAGCAGCAGGATCTGCCCTTCCCTGCTGACCGCTCGGCCGGGTTCTGGCCCTGGGCCCTTGCCACCCCTGCCCTGCAGCTGCTGATCTGCGAGGGCTGGAAAAAGGCGCTCGCCGCCGTCAGTGCCGGCTGGGCTGCGGTGGCTGTGCCGGGGGTGCAGATGGGCCGGCGCCGCGCTGCTGACGGCAGTGAGCGGCTGATCGAAGCCCTGCAGCTGCTGGCCCCCGGCCGGTGCTGGCTGATTGCTTTCGACGCTGACGCCAAACCCGCCACCGCCGCCAAGGTGGGCGGTGCAGCTGGGGCTCTGGCGCGAACGCTGAAGGCCGCTGGCGGTGAGGTGCAGATCGCGCGGCTGCCCCTGCTGCGCGGCGCCGAGAAAACGGGCCTCGATGATCTGCTGGTGGCTGCCGGGCCCGAGGCGCTGGAGCGGGCGCTGCAGGAGACAGGCCCGAGGCCGGTGCTGCCGAAGCGAGCAGCAGCAGACCGCATAGCTCCAGAAGGGGCGCGATTTAGCGAGGCGTGCCCCATCCCCTCGGCCAATGACGCGCCGGTGGTGGTGCTCGATGCGCCGATGGGCGCCGGCAAGACCTTCGCAATCAGCGCCGCACTTGAGCCGCACCGGGCCACCGGAACCGCGATCCTGCTGCCCAGCCACCGGATCAGCCTGGGGCAAGCAATGGCCGAGCGGCAGGGGGTGCCGTGGTGCCCGGCTATCGGTGACGACCAGCGGCTGGTCGGTGCGGCGGCCTGTTGGGACAGCTTCTGCCCCTCGAGCCCGCTGCGGATCGGGGGCACTGGCTGGGGCGATTGCGTGTTGGTGCTCGATGAATGGCACGGGGCCATCGAGCACCTGCTGCTGAGCAACGGGACCGCACTGGCCAAGCGCCGGGCAGAGGTGCTGCGCACCACGAGCGCACTACTGCGCTCCGCTGTGCAGGTGATCGCTGCCAACGCACAGATGCCGCTGTTTGCGGTGGAGCTGCTCGAAAGGCTCACCGGCCGCCGCGTGCTCGTGTTGGGCAGCGACAGTCAGCCGATGAAGGGGCGCCGCGTGCAGATCCCGGCCGGCTTCAAAAGCCCTGACAAAGCTGCGGAGGCGTTTCGCTGCAAGTGGAGCGCCCTGGTGGACAGCGGCGAGCCCTTCCTGTGCTGGACAAGCAGCCAGAAGGCGGGGATGCGGAACAGCGCCCAGACGCTGGCCAAAGCCCACCGCGAGCGGGTGCCCGGGGCGCGGGTGCTTGTGATCGACAGCGAGAACGGGGAGGCCGCGGCAGACCTTGCCGCCGACC